TATCTAAATCATCCAAGCTGGGCGAAATCTCATACGGATTCGCGGCGCAAAAATTCAGCGGTGGTGCAACCACTCGTGACCTTTGGGGCGGGGCAGAATTTGGCTCGAATAAGTATAAGCAGTTCCCAGTATGGAGTGGTCGTGAGGGTCGCGGTTCGCGTGGATGGTGGATATATCCAACTTTGCGCAGTATTCAGCCTGACATCGTGAAGAAGTGGGAAGAAGGATTCTCCGAGATAGTTAAGAGGTTCGATTAATGGCTGGAAGTAGAACGCTCAAATTATCGATCCTGGGCGATGTCGATAACCTCAACAAATCGCTGAAAGCTGCAACAGCTGATGTCGAGACTTTTGGCGATAAGGTATCAAAGGCTGGCAAGGTGGTCGGCGCTGCCCTAGTAGCTGCGGCTGCGGCCGCTGGCGCTTACGCTGTCAAAATCGGCGTGGATGGGGTCAAAGCCGCCATCGAGGATGAAAAGGCACAGACACAGTTAGCCCTGGCGCTAAAGAACGCCACAGGGGCTACAGAGGGCGCAATCGCCGCCACTGAACAGTTTATCTTGCAGCAATCTTTGGCCACTGGTGTGGCAGATGATGAACTGCGCCCAGCCTTGCAGCGCCTTGCGCTATCGACAGGCGATGTCAAAAAAGCGCAGGATTTGCTCAAGATCGCAATGGATGTATCGACAGCTACAGGCAAGCCACTCGAAGCGGTAGCCAATAGCCTGGGCAAAGCCTATGACGGCAACACCACAGCACTGGGCAGATTAGGCATCGGTCTATCAGCTGCCGAATTGAAAACCATGTCATTCACCCAGGTGCAGGACAGACTTACAGATTTATTTGGCGGCGCAGCTGCGGCAAATGCTGACACCTATGCAGGCCGAATCGCGCGTATGCAAATTGCTTTTGATGAAGCCAAAGAGACTATCGGCTTTGCGCTTTTGCCTATCCTAGAAAAGCTGATGAAGTTCATCAACCAAATTGCACTGCCGGCAATCAATGCAATGTCCAGTGGCTTTGGCCTAGACAAAGGCGGCATCGGTGGCGCAATTACCACCCTGGGCAATATCATCGTCAATGTATTCACGCCAATTATCAATGGCCTACTTAAAGCATTTGGATATGTAAAAAATGCCATCGGCGATAACCTGGAGACATTCAAGGAATTCGGCGGCTATATTGCCCAGTACCTTGCGCCAGTCATCGGCACAGTATTAGGCGGTGCGCTCCAGGTAGTCGGCAAAATTGCAGGCGGTGTCATCGATGTCATTGCTGGGGTCATCAAGGTAATCAACGGACTTATCGGCGGCGCAATCGATGGAATTAATGCCCTGATTCGCGCTTATAACGCAGTGCCGCTATTGCCTAACATTCCTACAATTAACAAACCAACACTCAACACCCCATCAGTGTCCAGCGCATCAGTATCAGCGCCTTCTATTCCTTCAGTGCCATCAATGGCAATGCCATTAGGTTGACTGTTAATGGAAGTTCTGTCGCTGTGTCCAGTTCCATCTATGATGGTACCTTTCACCACATTGCGATCACACGAGATGGATCTGATACCACTCTAATTGTCAAGAAGCCCAACTATGGTAAGGTAGTTAGTACGGTAAGTGCTAGTATTAACGACGTATCAACCTCCCTCTCGACCCTGTATGTTCCTTCATCTGCAGTCGTCGCTGCAAACAATTCTCACTCAGCGGCGATCTTTACAGGAAGTGTCCAAGAATTGAGACTTTGGAGTGTGGTACTGCAGGATGCAATACTAGACAATCACACTCTAGCCCCATCGAGTTTTAAAGGTAATGATCGCGATATCTACTCGGGTAGCACTTCAAGTTTCGCTGACCTAGCCTTCAGACTACCTCTTGGGGCAGACACTAGGAAGGTTAACTACCAAGCAACGGCTAGTGTATCCTCTTCCCATCCCAATCAAACATTCAACTACTTTACAACTGGCACAAGTTATCCTAAAAAGGGTACATTTGTTAACTTCACAATAAGCTCCAGTGTACCACAAGTTGAGACTCACTACCTAGAGTGGCCTGATCTTGGTGCTAACCGAACAGTTGCAAACAAGATCCGAATTGATAGTACCATTGTAGCAGGGGATAATCAACTGTTCCGTAATACGAGCGTGATCCGCAGTCTGGGTGATGACAATCCACCAGATAGCTCTCGTTTAGGTGTTTACCTATCACCCACAAATGAAGTCAATCAGGACATTGCAGAACAGTTTGGTGGGCTGAGTATTGATGATTATATCGGTGACCCTGCCTACTATGAACTAGTCAACTACCCTGGATTGGAGGGGTTGAAGTATGAGTACACCAAGAAGTATGGCACAAGGAACAACTCTCAGGCCTACATCCGCCTACTCGCTCACTTCGATGCAAGTCTATTCCAGCTAATCAAGAAGCTGGTTCCTTACCGAGCAAACACTCAGGTGGGTCTTGTAATCGAACCAACCATCCTAGATCGCTCCAAGTGGCCATCCCAGGCTCCTTCATATGAGGAACTTCACTGGTCAGCCTCACTGCAGCAAACGATACCATCACCAGGTGGATTTGTACAGGATGGGGATGGAGAGCCTTTCCGTGATATGGAAGGCTATGTGCAGGAGGGGGTAATTGCTGCCAATGGTGCAGATTACCTACAACCAGGTGCCTTTGTTCAAGATGGAGGTGGAGAACCAACCCGCAACCTTCCTGGCTATGTTGAAGAGGGGGTAATTGAGCTAGAGCCTAATCTGCCTACTGTGGATTACGACTATGTGATCTTTGATGAAACCATCTATGCCTCGCCAGATCTAACAGGGGATACCGATCAATATGGTCGTCCTCTTTACAATAGTTCAGGTAGTCAAGTGTCGTTGCAATTTGGTACTGCTTACGATACAATCAACCTAAGGGAATCCCAGTACGGAAGAGATCTGGCTGGTTATGGTTCCCAGTATGTCTTCATGACGTATGCTACCTCTGGTAGTGGATCTACTCGTTCTGAACCTTACTGGATCACTTCTAGTCGTTATGATTATCACGACCCATTCAATGTAGTAGTCACGGATAGTAGGCGTAGTGAGATAAGTAATGTGGCAGATCACCCATACAGTGGAGATATTTTCAAAGGTAAGGGACTAAGCTTTCTATACACATCTTCCGTTAGTTATGCTCTATCAACTATTGCAGGTTATCAGAGTGACCTGTGGACTAGTCGTTTTGGATTACGACCAAACGATCCATTAAACACCACAAATACCCAATGGGTTATGGTCGCTGGTAACCCAGCACTACCGCAAGGACTAACCCTGCTAATGAACAACACAGGAGTGCAGGTTAGTAATCACGCTCTACTAGACTCATTCTTCTATGATACGACTAGGCCGGAAACAATGGAGATGTGGTACCAGGTTGATGTTGTTATGAATACCAATGTGGATGGAGGACTTGGTAGTGGTTTTGGTCGACTAGAATTTGGGTATGTAGGATCCACAGTTACTCAGAGTCTAGGCACTCTACCTGATGGTACAGGAAGAGACTTTGTGTTTAGTAACATTCGATCCTTTGTTGTCAAACCCAATGGACCTCATCTAGTGTTATCATCCTCTCTATCGGATGATATGGATGATGGACGTTACTCGTACATACCACTTGTACGAGTAACGTGCCTAAACTATAGAGCACAAGTACAAGACTTCCATCTCCACGACAGCTATGGAATGCGTAACGCTAGGTACGATGGCTGTAAGATGAGCTCAGTTGACTGGAATATCGACAGTCCGGATACGTCAGATGGGGGACCTGTAGTTACCATAACCCTGGGTGGTGGTACTGATCTAGTGGCAAATCCTACAGCAAGGGGTACTTTTGAAGTAAGGGGTACAAATCAAGGGGTACCAACCACTACCCGCACCGGTACTCGATCAAATAGGCAGAGACGTTGACAGGTTTCAAACGCAGGGCATATTTATTAACGCATGACTAGCACACAAAATTCATAATGGGGTACTTAGATAACTCTTCCGTAACGGTAGATGCCATCCTTACCAATAAGGGGCGTCAAATCCTAGCAGCTGGTGGACAGCTTAACATAACCAAGTTTGCTCTAAGTGACGATGAGATCGACTATGATCTTTGGAATCCGGCTCATACATTGGGAACCAACTACTATGGTGCTGTTATCGAAGGAATGCCTATTTTGGAAGGTCTCCCAGATGAAACTCAGATGATGAGGTATAAGCTGATTACCCTTCCTAAGGATGTGATCGGTATCCCTGTAATCTCTGTAGCACCTTCCACGGTAACCTTCACTTCCCTGAACCAGGAAGTAACGATCACCCCAGCGACCTTGAACCTTGCCGGTGGTAATAGTAGCCTAGGTTATACAGCTATATTGAGTGATGATACTGTAGCCACACTGACTGTTGCTCCGGCTTCTCAGGTTACACGTCAAAACTCAAACCCTCGATCTACTTTGGCTGGTAGCAACCCTTCGATCAACACTCAAGATTCTGGTAACATCAGCGTTACTAGCTTCCTAGATGATGAAGTTACTGGTATCACTACTGCAGGAAAGACCATCACCGCGGTAGGATCCAAGTTTGTGTTGAAGCCAATCATGCAGGCAGACACCACCACCATCCGCCGAGCACTTCTAACCATCATTGGAAACGAGACTGGTGGTTTCAAGACCGTCTCCATCACCCTAAACCCGTCAGCTTTCCTAGAGATTGACGTTCAAGAGCGTACGTCTATCTAATCTGACAACTTCAACCAAACATGGCACAAGTCTATAAAAACTTCGACCTCGACAACGACGTAATCAAGGGGGATGTTCAGACCATTTCTCAGCCGATTTGGTCGGAGGATATGAACCCCTATTCTCAGTCGATTGCCGGTGG